ATTGATATTAAATTATGAGTATAGCTAATCATGATGTTGTAAGAAAAGAATTAGATTCTGTTGGCTGCGGATTTTGTTTAGCTAAATGGACCCAAGTTACTATTCATCTTGGAACAGGAATGACACACTCTTGTCACCACCCGTCTCCTCATAAAATACCGATAAAGGAACTAAAACGTAACCCTTCAGCACTCCACAACACTTCTTTTAAGAAACAGAAAAGAAGAGAAATGCTGGAAGGCAAGAGACCTGAAGAGTGTAACTACTGTTGGAATGTAGAAGATAACTCAGACTCTTTTTCTGACAGAGTATTTAAATCAGCAGAACCTTGGTCACTAGATCAACTAGAAACTATTAAACAGACTCATTGGAGAAGAAACTTTAATCCTAGATATGTAGAGGTTTCATTTTCCAACACGTGTAACTTTAAATGTGCATATTGCGGTCCTCAATATTCATCTAAGTGGGTAGAAGAGATAGAAAAACACGGAGGATATCCTACATCTTATAACTTCAATGATACAACAAATATGAAGGCATCTGGAACGATGCCATATAAACAAACTGAATATAATCCATACGTAGAAGCATTTTGGGAATGGTGGCCGGACCTATTTAAGGACCTTCACACATTTAGAATAACAGGAGGAGAACCTTTACTATCCAAAGATACATTCAGGGTATTAGAGTATATTCAACACAAATACGAAGATAATAGTAACTTATCTCTTTCTATCAACACTAATTTAGGAGTTCCTGATAAACTTATTGACAACTTTATTGAAATCGCTAAAGATTTATGTGAGAATGATAAAGTAAGGGAGTTAACATTATTTACCTCGATAGAAGCTCAAGGAAAGCAGGCCGAGTATACACGTTACGGTTTAGATGCAGATAAATTCTGGTTTAATATTGATAAAATACTAACTGCACTACCTAAGGTAACTATTAATATTATGGCTACTTTTAATGCTCTTTCGGTATTTACATATGACGATGTAATTGAAAAGACATTTGAATTAAAAAAGAAACACGCTAATGGACAAAGGTACTGGACTTCAGCTTTACAGCTAGATACATCGTACCTTAGGTGGCCTTCTCATCTATCTATTAAAATATTAGAACCAGAACACTTTAATTTAATTTTAGAACACGCTAAAAAAGCACTATATTACGGTATAAAAGAGTTTACTCACGGTAACTACGGATTTTCAAATATCGAGATTCAAAAGATCAAAAGAATCTATGATTATGCAATTTCTGATTCACTGTTTGATGTAGATAAAAATAGAAAAGATTTTATTAAGTTTGTTGATGAATTAGATAAAAGGAGGGACACTAACTTTGTAGAGACTTTTCCTGAATTAAAAGATTTTTATGTTAAGTATAAAAAAAGGGTATCCGTGGATCTTTTGGCCGAGTAGTATTTGTGACACTCTCCCAGTTAATCCAGGTAATAAATTACTGTCAGGAGATAAATACTTTAAACTAACGTTAGAGTATATATTGAGAGATAGTAGTGATGAACAGAAGACTTTATTTACTATAGTTCCAAGATTTACCGGCTTAGATCTATATAAGAACAAATCAGTTCTTACTGTAACTTGTGAGGATAAAGCCGATTATATAGATATAAATTATATCGGTATAGAAAATGAAAAAACAAAATTAGTTATAGAACATTCACCGGAAGTGTTTTTTAACTTATTTATTAATGATAATCTAATTCATAGTTTAGATTTAAAAGGAAGATCATTTGGTAAATCAGATAGTCCTCACTTAATATTAGGGGCTGGTAATTTTCCTAAAAATGAATTTAATTTAAACTATTTAGATGTAGATTTTTTAGAGTTCAAATTAGAAGACGAAACCCAAGTAGTTTCTCATCATAAATTTGAAGAGTTTATTTTTGATAAATCAGTTGATTTAACTGATAACTGTAATTTTATACATAAGTTATAATGGGAGTTTACGCTAAAAGGGACGACGAATCATTTCAGGAATATAGAGATAGGGTTATAAATACGTTATCAAAATCGTTTTGCGGTGCTAAATGGTACAACGCTACTATTTGGCTAGGAAACGGAACAACGGCATCATGCCACCACCCACCTGCACATAAAATACCATTAGAAGAAGTAGCTAAATCGTATAAAGCTATACATAATACTACGTACAAGAAAGCCGTACGTAAAGAAATGATGGAAGGTATTCGTCCAAAAGAATGCGAATATTGTTGGAAGATAGAAGATTTAGGAGAAGATAAAGTATCTGATAGAGTATACAAATCAGTAATATATACAGATGAAGAACTAAGGGAGGCAAAAGAAGAATTAGGATATACTGAAGATGTAGATCTTAAAACATTAGAGATTGCTTTTGATCCTAACTGTAACTTTGGTTGTTCATACTGTAATGCTTCCTTTTCAACAACCTGGCAAAAAGATATTAAAAAGTTTGGAGCTTATCAAAACTTAGTATCTGATGGAGCAGGTGCTTTTCAACACGACGGTGCCCACGCTATGCCATATGGTCGTAAGAACGAAGGTAATCCATATGTAGAAGCATTCTGGAAATGGTGGGAGGCAGAATTGCAACACTCATTACGAGAGTTAAGAGTGACAGGAGGAGAACCTTCTATGTCACCAGACTTCTGGAAGTTAATGGACTGGTGGAAAAGTCATCCGGAATGTGAAGTAGCTTTTGCTGTCAATTCAAATTTAGGACAAAAGAAGCAGCTCCTTGACGCATTAATAGAATCATCACATAGTTTTAAAGATTTCAGTATTTATACTTCCTGTGAGGCAACCGGACTACAAGCCGAATATATTCGATATGGATTAGACTGGGATCTATGGTTAAAAAACATGTACAGAGTCAATAGAGAAGGTAATCTAAAGTCTGTAAATGTAATGTTAACCATTAATGCCCTATGTCTATTTTCAATCACAGAGTTTATGGATGAGATGTTAAAGCTCAAAGCAGAGTTTGGACATCATGCAGCCGTTATGTCATTTAATATTTTACGCTTTCCTTCTTTTCAGTCTATAGTAACATTACCTCCAGAAATCAGATTAGAAAGAGCTGCCCATATTCAAGAATGGTTAGATAATAACTACAACGGAGGAGTTAACGGATTAATGGACTTTGAACGAGACGGGATTGTTAGAATGATAGAGTATATAAAACAAGTTGACACTGGACATGCTCATACATCATCATTAGAATCTAGAGTAAGAGATTTTAAATCATTCTACTCTCAATACGACGTTAGACGTAATCTAGATTTTCATAAAGCTTTCCCAATGTTAAAAGAATGGTGGGAAAGTATTCCTGAAACTAATCTTGGTAAATTACAAGAACTTGTAGATGGAGATGATGCTAAATCAAACAGATATGTTCATGAGGTTCTTAAAAAAGCCAAAGAAGAAGGATGGGTTCTTAACCCTCAATGGGCTAACCCAGGATCTCAGGAGTATATAGAACCTGATGATCAGCAGCAAGACGATATGATTGACCTTATTGATCAATTAAAAAAAGAACAAGACACTAAGTTTGTGGGTGGATTAGCTAAAAAGAAGAAATAGTGAATATATTAGTTACAGGCGGTAATGGTAGGTTAGCTCAAAAGCTTAGATCCACTCCGGATTTTAACTTTTTAACCCCTAGCAGAGAGGAATTAAATTTATCCTCATACAGTTCTATTGATAAATTTTTAGAAGAAAAAACTGTAGATGGACTCATTTTAAATGCTTTTCACTATCTTCCTAGTGATATTGATTTGAATAATATTAAATCTTTTAATGAAGGATTTATAGAATCTACTAAAGTTAATCTTTTATCAACTTTATACCTTTATTTAAAATTAAACCATAACCTTAAGTTTATTGTATTTCTTTCCACAGGACTAGACCCTATACATGAAAGTAACCATATCTTTTATCGCAACAGTAAAGCTGCCGTAAGTGACTTATTAGAACGGCTATGGTATAGAGACCAAAAAATTAAAACTATATTCGTTCACCCAGGGCATATGCACGATGATTATACGTTTAGTATGAGTGCACTTCAACTTGTTAATCTTGTAAGTAAAATTGACGAGTTAAAAAATCTTACAACTTACGGAATATTTGATAAAGATAAAATGCAAGCTCAAGAACTCGAAAGTATTAAATCTTACCATACTGTAAATGTAGTAGATCTATGAAAATAAAACCAAAAGATGGAAATAAGACATTTTGTATGGCTCCTTGGTCACACACCTACGTATCACCGCAAGGTGAAAGAAGGCTATGCTGTGCATCAAGAGAAAAATCTACATGGATAAAACAGTACATAGATGTAGAGAATGACGATAAAAACGACGAGTTTGTACCAACTACTCTAGAAGAACACTGGAATAGTGAGTATATGAAAGATATACGAAAACGACTAATGGCCGGTGAAGAAATAGAACAATGTCAGGTATGTAACTATAAGCTACTAAATATCTACACATATAGAGGGTACTTTAACGACCAGCTCTTTCCCGATAAAATAGACGAGGCATTTGAAAAGACTAGAGATGATGGATATACTGAAATGAAACCTATTTCGTATGATTACCGTATATCTAATTTATGTAATTTTAAATGTAGAATGTGCGGTGATCAACTATCATCTTCATGGGAAGCAGAAAGACGCAAGATGAATAACTGGTCTCCAGAAGGTGACCCTTGGATGACCCCAGAAAATAGGAGTAAATTACATAGTTTTACTAGAGATGTACTAGAAAAGGAACTTTGGGATGCAGTATACGAAGAAAGGATTGAAGAGATCTACTGGGTCGGAGGAGAACCGTTAATGTTCCAAATACATTGGGATATTATGGAATATCTTGTTAAGACAGGTCAATCTAAGAATGTAGTAGTTAGATATAATACTAATTTGTCTAGAGTCGAATGGAAAGGAATTAAACTATACGACTTACTTAAACACTTTAAACATGTTAACATCTCAGCATCCATTGATGGTACTGGTAACATAGTTGAGTATGTTAGAGACGGTATTAAGTGGGACAGATGGTTACAGAATTTTAAGGACGGATTATTCTTAAAGGATCTGTATGGAGATGCCGGTATAGTTCTGGACGTAACAATTACATCCCCAGGTTTATTTGCAATGAAAGATTTATTTGATTTAGCATTAGAATTAGATGTAATTTCGTATATTAAAAAGACATTTGAATTTGATCCTACCATTGTAATGTCACCTTCTATGATACCTAGAGGTATATTAGAACCATTAGTAGATGATATTATTGCTTATATGGAACCTAAAGTTACTGATAAAACTAAAATTTACATAGAAGCTTTAGAGGATGTAAAAAATGTAAAAACCTTCCAAGAAAAATATTCTGATTGGAAAGAAGGACTAGAGAAAGGAAAGACTAACCTAATGAGGATAGATAAGTTTAGAAGATGTGAATATAACATAGATCAAATATTTAAAGAAAACAACCAACACCTTTATGAATGGTGGCAAACAATCCCATATGAAACTAATATTTAGAAACATTAACAATGAGACGATAGACGTCGACTGCACAATTTATGAAAGCCCTCTAACAGCTAAATGGGGCAACTTATTAACAGGAGTTATACAAAACGATTTTATAGCATATGTAAAAACGTTTTCGTTAGTGGGTAATTTATCTCAAAATAGACCGCCTGAACAAATTATAAGGGAGTTAGTAGAGGGCGTTAGATTACTAAAAAAAGCATCTTGGTATCCGGAGTACAATAAGATAAACGAAGATTTTGAATCTCTACTTACTACATATGATCAGGATATGCTTAATAGCTTACACCACCACTTTGATCAATTACAAGGACAGATTTGGAACCCTACACATTTTTTAGCTAAAGCAACCGGTGAAGAAAGATTTGCAATTTCTAAGTTAAATTTGTGTTGTCATGAATTAGAGGCATACCACGACTCTAAAGAGAAAAAAGAAAACGGATATCCACATAGTACGTACTTCTACTATTCAATCTCAGGAACACCCGTTTTTGAGGAAATCACTTTAGAAGAAAAAATGCTATTTAGTAGGAATGTAGGAAACGGTATGATTTATTTACATTATGCTCAAACCGGTAAAACTTGGTATGAAGCTTACTGTGATGGAGATGAAATAGTACCTACAGAGAATATTACTGAACATAGAACAATCACTGGTGAATTCTCTTGCCACATTGGTAAACCTTTTGACTTTATTGTAGATGAGGGATTTGAAAATTATATTAAAGCCAGAGGAAGAGACCCAGAAGATCCCTCTTTAGCTATTGGCTACTGTCCTATTGGTCAAATTAATAGCGTTAATGGGATACCTATTGAAGACTACGAAGCTTGTCAAAAAGTACTAGAAGAGTACGACGACTTTTATGCCATAGAGTATAACGGATTACGTAAAGAGTACGATTATAGAGCTAATGACAAAACTTATTACGATAAGATTGTAGGCGTTATGGATACCTGGGCTGTAAATGATGATTTAAAAAACTTTGCATAATGTCTAAATTAACTATTAACCCTAAATGTATTGACTACTGGTTTCCAATATGGGAGGTAGAATCTTCAGATACACCATATTCAAGAGAATTTTTTGAATTAGAAGGACTTTGGATAGATAATTCACTGGTAGACGGAAAGCATACCTTTTACGGAAAAGAGAGAAAAGAATTTAATACGAGCTTTAGTCAAGATTTTAATGAATGGTTAGATAATTTTAAAAGGGAAAATAATATTCTTGAATTTATCGGTAATACACTGGAGCTTCCTGAAAACGAACACCATTTTTACAGGCTATTTCCAATTGAAAACTCCGGTGTTAGGCCTCTAGATTTTATTAAGAATAAGTGTAGTACGCACTATAGAATTATGAGAGACGACCCCGGGTATAAAATGGCTAACCATTTTGACAATAGAGCTGTACTCGGTAACTTTTTTATCAATCTAACAGATAACTCTGGGGTATCTACTCACTTTATAAATACATTTACTACCGGGAATCAAAACGTAATAGATCCAGCTACTAACATACATTATATAGGCCCAACAGATAAAAACAAAGGTATTTTCTTTCTAAACACCTCAGATACATATCACGGTATTTCTAATCCTACAGAAAACTCACGGTTCATAATGAATATTTTAGTTTTCTTTCCTGAATTAACATATTAATGAAAAGTATTATAGATAAAGATAATAAGTCGTTTTGTTTAGCACCTTGGGTTTCAACACATGTATGGCCTAACGGGAATACCTATCCATGCTGCATGTGGGATGTTCATGATCCGATCGGGAATGTTAATGATGTACCGTTAGGAGATATTTGGAACAACAGTAAAATGAAAGATGCTAGGGTAAAGATGATGAAAGGTGAAAAAATTTCATCTTGTAATCGCTGCTACGAATTAGAAAATTCAGGGTATACCTCATATAGAGACTACTTTGCTGAACAGCATAGTGATAAGATGGACTATGTTGAAAAAACAGATCCTGATGGTAATTTAGATTTTATGAATCTACATTTATGGGATTTAAGGCTTTCCAATTACTGTAATTTTAAGTGTAGATCTTGCGGCTTCCTTTTAAGTTCATCGTGGCTTTCTGATCAAAATGCTCTATCAGATAACTTAGTTATGAAAGAGTTAGATACGGGTTACTATAATAGTCCTAAACATAAGAAAGCGGTTATGTCTGTAAATAGTAACGTAGATTTTCTTTCCATGATGGAAGAACATTATAACTGTGTAGATGAGATTTACTTTGCTGGTGGAGAACCTCTATTAATGCCGGAGCACTATACTATTCTAGATAAATTATTAGAAATAGGACGTACTGACGTATTAATCAGATATTCAACTAATTTCTCTAAATTTAAATACGGCAAAAAGCATGTATTTGATTACTGGAGACACTTTAAAAATCTCAAAGTTTGGATCAGTGTTGACGGTGTGGGTAAGGTAGGTGAGTATATAAGACATGGGTATAATGATGAGAATTTTGAAAAACAAATTAGAGAATACGAAAACTCAGGTATAGAGGCCAAAGACTGCGGTTACAGTGTAACGTACAGTGCGTATAACTACTTACATTTATTTGACTTAGTAGTTGATTTTATTAAGAGAGGTTTTGTAGATTATAAAGAGCAGAAACGCAACGGCCGTCTTATATTTTTTAACCCAGTATCGTACCCAGTTTACTTAGATTCCAGATTTATTCCTAATCAAATGAAATTACAGTTTTATAATAGACTAATTAATTTTGATCAAGAAATGAGAGATTTAGGAGCAGAAGAATTTTTCATTAACCATATGATGGAACATTTAACAACAGTTTACACTAGAAGCTTAGAAGAAGATTTTCATAAAATCAATATGATGAAACTTAAGGGTGTTACTGAGGAGTTAGATAAATTAAGAAAAGAGAAATTCGAAGATGTATTTCCATATGTCAAAACTGTAGATGAGTTTTTAATTAACAAAGAGACTATTAACGTACCGACGTATAACGGATATAATCCGAAAGTACTATAATGGAAAAACGTAGGTGTGTTTTTATTTCCGGCCTATTAATTCATTTATCAGACAACATTCTACCGTTCCTCAATAGAGAAACAGACTTATACGTTCATACTTATAATTTACCGGAGAATAAAAGGTGGATAACTAAGTTAAACCGTTACAAGAAGTACGTTAAAAATTTATACTTAGTAGAAGAATACGTAAGATTTGAAAAAAAACTTCATTCGTATTTCTACTCTACTTATAAAGCTGTTAATTTAATTCAAAATATTAAACAGTACGATTCTATAGTCAAGTTTAAACCTAACGTAGAAGGAGATATAACTTACGTAGGAGATTTACCTTACTATTTTAAAAAAGGCTACCTGCAAAGTAGACCACTACTGAAAGGGGTAACTAAAGAAGACTGTATTTATGGTTCAATATACTATCAGACGATGGATGAAAGAATATTTTCTGGTTATCCGCTTGCCTTTTCTAAAATGTTTCATATATTAGAAGAAGAGTTTGTCCAAACAATGATAGACCTTGATAAGAACTGTATGGGAAAATACGGTGAAGATTATGAAGGAAGTATTTTTTGGAAGCTTTGGACAGAGTTAAAAGAAGTTAAACAAATTCAAGATATAGATTTAAAAATCCCAAATAGTAAACCATGGCAACAGTAAAGGACTTAAAAGCTAAAAGTAAAGCAGAGCAAGAAAATTTTGTAGATACTGATCAATTTGAACAGTTAGAGCAAGAATTAAACCAACCTAAAGGAATTAAATTAACTGAAACTGAACTTCGTTTACTTACAGATTTAAATAGAAAAAAGGAACTGGTATCTAGAGAAGTTTCCTTTTTGGCACAACAACAACTTACTATAGATTACCGTCAAGAGGAGGCAGAAAAGTTGTATCGAGATAATCTTGAACTTGAAAAGCAACTAGGAAATCAGCTTACAGAGAAATACGGTAACGGAACTATAGACATCGAAAACGGAATATTCGTTCCTGCATAGATTTTAGGTTTATTTTTTACTATTTATATATGTAGGTTGGGCATACTCACATCTCAACTGTTTCGATTTTCGAACTATATTTATAATAGAAATAAAATAAACACTACCTAACATGGCAGAAACTATTATCTCCCCAGGTGTATTTGCACGAGAAAATGATATTTCATTTGTAGCACCGGCACCAGTAGCCGTAGGGGCAGCAATCATTGGACCTACAGTAAAAGGACCTGTAGAGATCCCAACAGTGGTTACCTCTTATAGTGACTATTCAAGAAAATTTGGAGTTACTTTTACTAGCGGTTCAACTACACAAGAGTTTTTAACATCACTTGCGGTAAAGAGCTATTTTGATCAAGGAGGAGAAAGTGTATTAGTTTCTCGAGTTGTATCAGGATCTGCCGGATGGACAAGAGCAACAAGCACCACTATTGCTTCTGTAACCGCTAGTATAGAAGACGCATTTACTATTAGCACTATTGGTAAAGGAGCTCTTTACAATAACAACTCAGGTTCAACTTATAACTCAGGCGGGTTAGAAGAGAATTCTGACGGTTCATTAAAATCAGGTTCAGCTGATAATATTCGTTGGGAAATTTCTAACGTAGATTCCGCTAACGGTACATTTACTTTAGCAGTAAGAGCTGGTGATGACAGTATATCAAACAAAGTAATACTTGAAACATTTAATAACCTTTCTTTAGATCCTAACTCACCTAACTACATTGCTGCAGTTATTGGTGATCAAAGATCAGAGTTATCAAGTGGACAAGTAATTATCACAGGAGACTATACAAACAAATCTAACTATATCTACGTTTCGGCTGTTTCTAAACCCACTCTTAACTACTTAGGTAATGATGGAGTAACTATTCAATCAGGATCTGACGGAGTAGGGTATGACAATTATCTTCCAGTAGCACAGTCTGGATCTTTCCATTCAGCAGCAGGGACTATTGCACCAGCAGGAGCTAAATACTTTGGAGATATCGACACTAACGTACAGGGTCTTATCGGATCTGATTATGATAACGTAATTAGCTTATTAGGAAATAAAGACGAATTCCAATTTAATATTATTTCTGCGCCAGGTTTAACTAAACAACATACCAGTACTCAAGTAGATAATATTATCTCTCTTGCAGAATTTAGAGGAGACTGTATTGCAGTAGTAGATTTAGTAGATTACGACGTAGTAACTATTAGTACAGTAACTGCACAAGCTGCTTTATTAAACAGCTCTTATGCAGCTTCTTACTGGCCATACTTACAGACTCAATCTGCCACAGGTAAACTTGCATGGGTACCAGCATCAGTTGTTATCCCAGGAGTATATGCATTCACAGATGGAGCTTCAGCACCATGGTTTGCACCTGCAGGACTTGTAAGAGGAGGCTTAACAGGAGTAATTCAAGCTAAGAAAAAACTTTCTAGATCAGAAAGGGACACTCTCTACACAGGTAAGGTTAATCCAATTGCTACATTCCCTGGAACAGGTATTTCAGTATTTGGTCAGAAAACTTTACAAACTAAAGCTTCTGCATTAGATAGAGTAAATGTTAGACGTCTACTTATTGAACTTAAAAAGTTCTTAGGAGATCAAGCACAGAATTTAGTATTCGAACAAAATACTATTGCAACTCGTAACCGTTTCTTAGCAGCTGTTAATCCTTACCTAGAGTCAGTAGTACAGCAGCAAGGTTTATATGCTTATAGAGTAGTAATGGACGATACTAACAATACTGCAGATGTAGTTGATAGAAATCAATTAGTAGGTCAGATCTTTATCCAGCCAGCTAAAACTGCAGAGTTCATCGTATTAGACTTCGTAGTAGAACCTACTGGAGCAACTTTTACGGCATAATTTAAAAATAGAATATTTATAATAAAGCAATCAATATAGCATGGCAACATTAGACCCGAACGAAATAATGTTTAGAGCTTTCGAGCCTAAAGTACAGAACAGATTTGTAATGTACGTTGACGGTATTCCATCATTCATGGTAAGAAACGTAACAGCTCCAAGCTTCACCGATGAGTCTATCAAGTTAGATCACATCAACTCTTATAGAAAAGTACGTGGAAAAAGAGAATGGCAGGATATGGATATGACACTTTACGATCCAGTTACTCCATCAGGTGCTCAAGCAGTAATGGAATGGGGTCGCCTTTCATACGAATCTGTAACCGGTAGAGCTGGATATTCAGATTACTATAAGAAAGACCTTACTCTTAACGTACTAGGGCCTATTGGTGATATCGTATCAGAATGGATTATCAAAGGAGCATTTATTACTAATATGTCTCAAGGATCATTTGATTGGTCAAGCTCAGAAACAGTAGAGCTTTCAATCACAGTTGCAATGGATTATTGTATTCTTAACTATTAGACATATATTTCACCCATTTCAAGACCCGGTTTTTACCGGGTTTTGTTGTTTTATAAATTTATTTCTCGTATATTTATTACAGAACTGGTTTTAACAAATAAAATTTATGGCCGAATTTAAATTACCTACCGAAACGGTAGAACTTCCATCAAAAGGACTTTTATATCCTGCAGATTCACCTCTAGCATCAGGTACTATCGAAATGAAGTATATGACTGCCAAAGAGGAGGATATTCTTACGAATACAAACTACATTCAAAAAGGAACTGTTATAGACAAACTGCTTCAATCCCTCATTGTTACTCCTGGAGTTAATTACAATGATTTCCTTATAGGAGATAAAAATGCCATTATGATTGCTGCTAGAATTTTGTCATACGGTAAAGACTACTCTTTTAAGTATGGAAATGAAGAAATTACAGTAGATTTATCTAAGTTAGAAAATAAACCTGTAGATTATAGTATATTTTCTGATAGAAAAAACAACTTTAGGTTTACCTTGCCTAAGTCGGGTAACGACATTACTTTTAAGTTGCTTACACATAATGATGAAAATACTATTCAACGAGAAATTGAAGGGTTAAAAAAATTAGATAAAGAAAGTAGTACAGATGTTACTACAAGACTTAAACATATTATTACTTCTGTAAACGGTCTTCATGAGCAAAAAGACATTAGAAACTTTGTAGATAATTTTTTATTAGCTGCTGATGCAAAAGCTTTAAGAGATTATATTTCTTCAATTTCACCTGATGTAGAGTTAAAGTATTTAGTCGATGGAGAGGAGGCCATCGATATTCCCATTACTGTCGGGTTTTTTTGGCCTGAGTGAGTTATATAGGGTACAGCTATTTACTCAAATTCATGAAATTATTTTTCATGGGAATGGAGGATATACCTGGAACGAAGTTTATAATATGCCTATATGGTTAAGAAAATTTACTTTTCAAAAATTAAATGAATATTTCGAAAAGCAAAATAGTGCGGTAGAAAAGTCTACTAAATCAACTTCTAAAGTAAAAGGTCCGGACATCGACCCAACATATAAAACAAAGGCTTCTAAAATTTAGGGGCCTTTCCTATTTATACTATATAGATTACCATGGCAATAGATCCTCAAAGTAGAAGAAATATAGACGATACCTCTGCGTATATCAGGGACACTTTAGTAAGTGTTTCTGCCCAAATTGGTTCGGCTATTAGAGATGCTGTTGAGGATGCTTTTGTAGGACCTGACGCCTCTGTTATTAAGACTGTAGGAAACGATCTTACTAGATCTTTCAAATCCGCTGCTAAATTATCTGATGATCTTGCTAGTAATACCTATAAAATTAACCGAGGGTTAATTGGCAGTAGAGATATACAAAAACAGATTGAACAGTTAGTTGAAAAGCGTTCTAATTTAGAAAGAAGAATTGAAGATAGTATTAGAGCAGGAGTTGAGATAAATGAAAGAGACCGTCTAGCTGCTGAAAAAGCACTTAATGTTCAAGCACATCGCCTCAAGCGAGAACAACAAATCGCCACTATTATTGAAAAAAGAATAGGAGGGTTAGGGGCAGTATTTGAACGTTTAAGTAAAAATAAATTTCTAGGATCTATAGTTAATGCTGATGAAGCGTTACAGGCAATGCGTGCCACAGCCGGGAAAACTAAAAATAGTTTTACTATACTTGGTAGCGGAATTTCTGCAGCATTTAAGGGGATAGAAAAAGCATCAGTTGTACTGTTTGCAATAAATTCAATTGTAAAAGCAGCAAGATTTTTAATTGATCTTTTTGTATCTGCAGATCAAACTACTACACAAATTGGAAAAAATCTAGGCGTATCTAAAGATAATGCTGAGATAATAAGAAAGGAGTTTATTGAAATATCTAAAAACTCCGATAATATTCTTGCTACATCTAAAGCACTAGCTGAGGCACAGGCTGATCTTGCAAAATTTTCAGGTGCAACTACTCTACAGTCATTTAAACAAGCAGATGCACAAGTTCTTCTTACTAAAAACCTACAACTATCAGGCGAGAGTGCAGCTATGTTGTTAGCTACTTTAGAAGTTACCGGCGGTACGTTGACTGAGTTAACTAACAAAACTAAAGATATTACTGATGAAACGTTTAGAAATAACGGATATTTTATTTCTAACCAGGATGTAATAAAAGAGATAGCTAATACAAGTGCAGAAATTGCGGGCTACTATGCATTTAATGTAGATAATTTAGCAAAAGCTGTCTATCAGACGAGAAGATTTGGACTTACTTTACAGAATGCTAAAAATATATCTGAAGGGCTTCTTAATTTTGAGGAATCTATTTCTAGTGAATTAGAATTAGAACTTATTTCTGGGCGTCAGTTTAACTTAGAAAGAGCAAGGAGTTTAGCTTTAACAGGAGACTTAGCCGGCGCTACTCAAGAGGTTATGACGGAAATGTCCAAACTTACCGCAGAACAGCGTCAGAACCCTATCTTAATGAGATCTTTCGCTCAGCTTACTGGATTATCTGCTGAAGAACTAAACAAAGCTTATTTAATTCAAAATAATTTAAATGCATCTACAAGAGAGTATATAAGACAACTTAACGCCTCAGGTAGAGCAAAAGATGCTAACCTTGCAGCCGAGCTTGGACTTCAAGGTATGACAGAAGACCAAATCCGAAATAATATTAGTGCACAAGAAAAATTTAATGCTGCACTAGAAAGAGCAAAAGACCAGTTTACAGGATTTGTAGATTCTGGATTATTAGATGATTTAGCTACCCTACTTACTGATTTTGTTACCAGAGCAAGTAAGATAGGTATATTTAGAGCTATGATTAGTGGTCCAGGTAGTATTGTGGAGGTTCAACAAGAAGCTAAAGCCTCGCTAGGATCAAGTGCTCAATTTGAACAATTCTATAAAAACGATCAAACAGCAGCTATTTCAGCATTAGAGAAAGTTATAGATAAAAGAAGAAGATTAGGAGATATAAATGAAGAAACAATTGCAAAACTATCTTCTCTTTATGGTCAACAAGCTATTGAAAAAGCTTTAACTGGACTGGAAACTAGGTTAAGTAAATCGCAAAACGCATATGATGTAGCAGCCAGTAAAACTTACACAGAATTAAAAGATAGTACACTTAATGTTGAGGACTTTACTATTAAAACTCACCCTAAAGATACTTTAGTAATGGCTGGTGGAACACAGCTAGGTGAAAATAAAGAGACTAATAAGCTTCTTGAAACTTTAATATCTGCGGTAAGAGAAGGTAAAATAATTAACCTTGACGGAAGAAGAGTAAACGAAGGGTTATCTTTAGCTACTTCTAAATTCGATAGACGATAGTATGTCAATTATAAAAGATTATCAAGAGGGAAACACACAACTTAACAAGCTTAAGTACAAAGGGAATATGGGCGGTGGCCATCCCGGCAACCCTCCTCTTATACAAAAAAGAGTTCCTACTGAAAATACAGAAGCCTCTCCTATAAGAGGAACAGAATTAGCTGCAAGACTTGATGATGTAGGAAGGATAGGACAATTATTTGCCCGAAGAGAAGGGTTAAGATTTTTAGCCAATAATACTGCTCTTAATAATACTATCGATCAGTCCTACCTCAATTCTACACTTCAGGAGAGAGTAACCCGTTTGAGGGAAAATTTACCGTTTACCGCCAAAGATACTCTTCTAACTCTAGTATCTACACTTGCCTCTATTCCGGTAGCAGGCACCGGTACACATTTTATTAAGGGAGCTTTAGGTACTAGAAAATACTTAAATGATGGTAATCAAGGTTTAAATCCTTCCTTAATCACCGGATTACCTGAAGGTCCTATTTCCCCTATACAGGAAAAAGAAACTACCCTTCCAGACGAAGTTTTAAAACAGTACTACTACGGAGGGTCTAAAAAACCTAACGGACTAACCCAGGAAGATTTTACTAGTAAACCAGAGGAGTGGAAGAATTCTTACAATATTAAGAAGGATACGACTAATATCCCTAGTAATGACAGAACTAAAACTACTATAAACATTGGGGATCCAGGTGTACCTAAAATAAAGTACGACAAAGACGGTAATTTTCATAACACTGTATCTGACGAAACAGCTATCGATAAAATAAACGCTACATCAGGGTTTAATACAGATACTGACACTCAGGATGATTACGTAAAATTTGTATTTGAAATACTTCCTGTAAGTTCAGAATCGTCAACGTTTATACAGTTTAGATCATATCTTGATAGTTTTGACGATTCTTTTAACGGAGATTGGTCAGAAACACAGTACATCGGTAGGGGTGAGTCTTTTTACACTTATAGAGGATTTAAAAGATCAGTAAACTTATCGTTTAAAGCTGCTGCAGGAACTAAGACAGAACTTAGACCGATATATGAAAAACTAAACTACCTAGCCTCTACAACAGCTCCTTCTTATTCAGGAAACAACCTTATGAGAGGAACAGTTGTTAGAATGACAGTAGGAAGCTATATTAATAATGTACCGGGTATAATTACTAGTATAAATTACAGTTGGAGAAATGGATACCAATGGGAAATCGTAGATGATGTTCTACCTCAAGTTTTAGACTGTACGTTAAGTTTTACTCCAATTCATTCTTTTACACCAAAAGTAATAACCCAAGACAACTTTAATAATTCACCTCTGCTTGGATTTCCAGTAGTACCCGTAGAAAATGAATAGATATATAAACATAGAAACAGGAACATCTGAAACAGGAAAAACCTTTAGGAGAAATCCTATATATCCTTCTGTTCCTCCAACGGCCGAAGACCTTTATATTATAAGTTCAATAGGGGATAGATACGATACTCTCGCCCTTAGATTTTACGGTGACCCTAAACTATGGTGGATAATCGCTTCTTCTAATAATTTTAATAAAACCTCTTTGGTTTTAGAACCAGGAGTTCAAATAAGAATACCGGCTAGTAAACAGCAGGCAATCGAATTATTTAATAGTGTTAATAGTTCTAGATAATGTCTTTAAGTTATAGTGGACAGAGTGTAATCGGCGGTAAATTTGATACCGGTGTTGAAACCCAGTTAAACCTTAGAAAAGAGATTATCAATAAGGTTAACACTAGTACTACAGATGATATTAAATACCTTACCTCTACTACAGGTTGGGTTAGAGCTATTTCTTCAGTAGATACATTTGATAGCACACAAAGAACATTTACCTCAGATCCGTCTAGGACTTCTATACTACAAGGAGGAACACCAGATTCATTTAACGGGTTTAACCCAAGTCAAAATAAATCTTCTTATACTCTACAGCAAGAATACGGATATATTCCTACGGCGGGTATAACCTCATTTCAAGTAATGGCTAAAGGTACGTTTGGTACTCTTAGGACTGCTTCTTTTACATTTACCGTTCACTCACCGGAAGATTTTAGTAAATTAGAACAGTTATATTTAAGGCCTGGATTTAGTATACTCCTTGAATGGGGACATTCATATCACTTATCTAACACAGAAAGAAAATTAATACCGACAACAGATATATATCCTCAGGAAGATTTTTTAAGACCAAGTTCGGATACGGTTATAGAATCTAAAATAGATTCGTTAAAGTCAACAGGAAATTCATATAATTACGATGCCTTATTTGGAATAATTAAAAATTTTATTTGGAACTATAATGGATATTCTTACGAATGTCAGGTAGATGTTGTGTCTAAAGGTGAAGTTGTAGAGGCTGTGAGAGCTGTTATGGCCCCGTTGACTAGAATAAAAGAAAGTGTAGAATCAACTAATGTAAAATACGATCCTACGGAATACGGGTCTGAACTAATAGGTTATTTAAAACTTATTGAGTCTGTTCAAATAGAACCTAAGTCCACTAATATTTCAAGGTCGATTTTAGAAAAACTTAAAGAACAAAAACAAAGTGAAACTCTAACAAATAGAATTGAAGCTAAACACCAAGAAGTTAATAAACCTATAACTTTTGTAGAAGGTAACCTTACACAAAATTATCAGTCTAAGTATGGAAATACAAGGTATATTTCTCTTAGAACTCTTTTAATTCTTATAAACGAGACAGCTCTCTTATATTTTAATAATGATCCATATGTTTCTTTTAATGTTGGAGAAAATAATACAGTAAATTCGTACACGACATTTAATAACCACTTTGCATTAGATCTTGGAATATGCATCTTACCTAAACCTCAACAGGCTATCATTGCATTCCAACCTGGAATCTCTCTTCCTGATATACTAGGGTCTAATGATATATTAGATATCTTTATATCTGTTAGTTTTTTAACTAACCAACTTGAAGAATTACAAAAAAAATCTGATATAGAATCTAAAGTCTACGATTTAATTGCAGATAAAGTTCTTGGGCCAATTCAAGACAACCTGGGCAATATAAATTATTTTGATATAGCTGAAGATAGAAGAGGCGGAAAGACATTTTTACATATAGTTGACAGAAAAGTTATCCCATCTAAAAACGATATTAAAACTAAATTAGACCTAGTAGGGTTAGCAAGTGAGGTGAGTAATTTAAATATTACTTCAAAAATATCAAATAACCTTACCTCCATGATAGCTATTGCAGCACAAACTACATACTCGCCGTCTTCTGCTGAAGATCTATATAATATGCAGAAATGGAATGTAGGATTGAGAGACAGGCATCTTAAAAAAGGTACAATAGGGAGGAATGCAATATCACAAGAAAATATAGACATAACAACAGAAGTTAGTCAAGATTTAAAACTACAGCTAAATAATTACACAAGTAGAGTAAACAGTGAAACTAAAAATCCTGAATTAATTATACCTTCCCCGGAAGGGTTATACCTTATTCATAGACAAGTAATGAATGAACGGGTTAGGGCAAATACCAACACCCCTCCGGCAACCAATCCACCCGGTCTAATTCCTTTCGAACTTTCCTTTACTTTGAAAGGAATATCAGGAATAAAAGTAGGACAGGCATTCACTGTAAATGATTTCTTTCTACCTGAAAGATATAAAGGAAGAGTAGGATTTATTGTTACAGGTATTGACCATAAGGTAAATGATAATATTTGGACAACCGATATTAAATCTCAAATGATATTCATATGACAGATTTACCAAAATCCAAATACAGTGACCCCATTCACACCCCGGGTAAAGAATTTGAACTCAACGGCAGAGAGTATGTAGGATGGTATGTAGTAACTTATTTAGATAGATACTATACAGGTAAAACTTTGACTGAAAATTCAAAAGAGATATTCAAACTACAATCAGATAATCCATTTCAAAATAATGTTTTTGTACAGCAGGTAGTTTCTCCATCTACTTCTGAAAGACTCAAAGGAGTTTTTAAAAGATACTTAATCCAAAAGTTAAGTTCACAGAGTATTATTCAAGTCAATAAAGAAAGGTACGACAGTTTTAGTAATACCCCTGGAATAAAAAGGGTTACCGTAGACTGGATTATCAAAGGCCCGGCCCAAGATGTAGTTAAAGGACCGTACAGATATGTAGGAGCGGCAAATAAAAATAAAGAAACGGTATCCAAACTCGAAAAGTTTATTCCCGGTATTACAAACTTTTTTAAAGACTACTCAGAGTTTGTAGAATAAGAAATTTATCTTATTTTATTACAAAGGTTATTAATAAGTGTTTTATATAGTTGAACAGGAGAGTAAACTCTCTCAATTACAATCATTAGGAAAGTTAGGACTATACGTAGACGTTATATCGTCTAACAGTATGTATCATCCTAAACTTACTTCTACGGTTGCGGTTTATATCCGCCCTGTAAAAGGAGACACTGGATATATTATTCCTATAAATCACGATGAAGGTATTAACGTTTTAAAAGAACGTGTATATGAGGTTCTCTCATCAACCGATAAACTATATACATTAGATAAGAAAAACCTTCTCTACCACTTTAATTTACAGAAAGCCATAGACATATCTCTATTATATTCTATGACTTATTACGATAAACTGGAATATTCAAGAGAAAATAACACTCTTAACTTCTTCTATAATAAATTTAACGGATTTAGTAATATTAACCAGTTAATTCCTATCAGTAAACTATATGAATCTTGTGAAAAAGTATACGAGAGTGTAAAAGATAAAATAGAGTTACAAATTCCTTATGGTTTTGACTTTTATAATAATACCGCTACCAACGTTTCTTTCTTGATCGAACAGTCTGGACTTGGAATTCACTACGATGCGTTTAATAAAATGTTTAATCCTCGTAATTTAAGATTTAATACCGTCGATAACATAACATATTCATACTATAATTTATACAATGCTACTTCTAGACCTACTAATGCTTTCAACAGCATTAATTACGCTGCGATCCCTAAGACAGTCGAACATCGTAAATGCTTCAGACCACAGAACGACTATTTTGTTGAGCTTGACTTTGATGGCTACCACTTGCGTCTACTTTGTGATC